ATCTGCCGCTGCTGCATCACAGTTGATTAAAAACAACTGGTCAGGGTTAGCAGCAATTAATCCGGTTACTATGGTACTAGCTTTAACAGCCGCAGTTCCCGGATACTTGTTATTAAACGTAGGCTTACCGTTTAAGTCGGTGTATTCACACCCCATAAAAGCACCCAATAAAGGCACGGTTCCACCAGTGGCTCCTCCTACAATATCAATCATACCATTAGCTAAAGGAATAACAGGAGTGCCTTGATAAATTACACTGGAACTCCCAGCCGTAGCTACGGTTTGAATTGGATAAGAGACCAATCCACTTGTGTTCGCACCTGCACCGAGCATTTTATATGGACGCAATCCAAAAGCAGCATCTATATTTGCCATAAGCTCAGATCCTCATTATTCGGGAGCTTTACCGCCCCCAAAAGTTATACGGGATTGCCTTTCAGGTTTACTGATAGGCATACTAGGTTGCGATTCCCTTAATAAATCATTATCAACGGCATCCATCATATCGGATGTTTTACGACGAAAATACTCTTCTCTTTGTTGACGTAAGTCTTCAGGAAATCGAGCGAGTAACAGACCGCCTTGACCAAAAATTCCTAGGTGTTTACCTTCATTTACTACTTGGCCTTCCCAGTCTGGATACTCATCAGCGCGAACTAACTCAAAGCCTTCGCGGAGCCTCGCCGAAATGTTTTTCTTATCGTCGAATCCCATAACTGATTCACGGATCCAACGATGAATAAACCCCTCGGGAGGTGGCGGTGCGTCTAGTGAGGACGGAGGTGCCCACGTTCGTGGACGACTATTTTTAGCCCTTGTACGGCTATTGCGTGGACTACGATCATTTTCTTTTTGATCGGTTTTCACGTTATCTGTCATGAATATTGCTCCCTAATCCTAATCTTCTCTACTTGTTCGGCGTATTTTTTGTGCGGTACATTCAACTTATCGGCCATTTTAACCTCAGATTCTGTAAGTACAACCTCTTTTTTACCTTTTTTATTAATTGTACTTCTACTTGCTCCTGCAACACGGGGGGTAGCTCTTCTCTTATTCTTTTGAAATTTATGAGGAAATGCCTCCCCAATACGCTTATCAAGCTCATTATAATAAGAATCTGGCTCTCCTAATGGGTCATATCCCTCTTCTAATAAGGTCTCATGCTCCGACATAGCCACCAAAGTCATGGGTCTATTTTCCCCAAACCACTCATTACGCTCTGCCCAGTTTTCTGCACGGGGGTCTGTTTGTTGTTGAGGCGAGGCTTGATATATAGGAGCTTGAAGGCGAGGTTGTTGAACGGGAGCTTGAAGTTGTTGCTGCTGTCTACGGCGTACACGCCCCACTTTATCCTTATCTGCGCTTACATTAGCCAATAAAACCTGAATATCAGCCTGTTTGTCCGAATCTCCACTGTCTATTGCCTTTTTAAGCTCTTGTTTGAGGAGTTTTTCTTGAGTTTGCACCCTATGGTCATACTCATTAACATAAGAATTGTCCAAAGAGGCAGTTTTATGCCTCATTTCGTCCATTTCCACATTAACAGACCGAGCATACTCCGTTGCAGCGTTTTCTCGTCTTTCTGCTTCTCTTAATTTAGCCGTAAGTTTGTTAATACGCCTTTGTACTTTCTCACTATGGGTTTTTAATTCTTCATCTTCATCCGTGATAGCTGCTTCATTTGCAACAATTTTAACCTCATCAGCCACATCGTTATCAAGCTCTATAGTAAGCTGCTCTGGGGAACTTTCTTCTTTATCATCTTCTGGCATGGTTTATCTCCATGTTAATAGTGCAATATATCATCAGGGTGAGTGATAGTGGCTAAAACTTCATCGTCATTTAATAATCTGACCTCACCACCTTCAATACGGAATCTGCTTCCGGCATAACGCCCAAAAATTATCCAATCTCCTTCTTTACACCACGGTCTTTCGTACCTGTTTACATCTTTATAGGCATCTGGTCCTACTGCAAGAACATAGCCACATACTGTGGCTACCTGCTCTCTTTCTACCTGACTGTCTGTCAAGACAATTCCGCCATCTGTTACTCTTTTACCCATATAAGGCAATAATAAAATACGCCACCCCGTAGGTTTAGGCATTTTTTCTTTGGCAGATTCGGGAATTTTAGTAGGGTCTAAAAAAAGATGGTGTTCATTCACATAAGCATCTGCCACCGACTCAACTTTGTCTTCAGCAACAGGCACACTTTTCAGTTTTTTCTTGGGTTTAACGGGGGTAATATCTTTTAAATGATCAGGGACAATTATGTTAGTCATCTATATCCTGTGTATCTAGCAGGGCTTTTAACTCCTGTTCTAAAACGGCAAGTTCTCCAATTACAGCACGGAGCTCCTTGTGTACGGCAAAATCAGCAACAGCCCCAAAACAAAGGGCCTCTTGTGTTGCTTCACGCCGCTCTCTTAGTATCTTAAGCATTTTTTCGTAAATGTAAAGGTCTAAACTCATTCTGGTCTTTGAACTCCTTTCACTTTCTCATATGTTCTGAATCCACCAAGCCCTAAAATACCCCCTAATACAGTCAGCAAACTGGTCATATCAAATTCTGGTAAGGGGGGGAGTGCTATCCCTAAATAGGAACAGAAAAACATAGTAACGGGGGAAAAAATAAAGTGCCATGCCAGTGCAATTCCGCATGTCCAACCAATAAAGGGTCTCCATCCTGCTACAAATAGGCTCTTATGGGCTGCTTCTTGCTTATTAACTTCAATTTGGGCTAAGGCATTTTCATGAGATTGTTTAGCTGCCATTGTAGCTATCTCATGGGCAAGCGATGTTCTTAAATCTTTATCAGGGATTACCTTGTCTAAAATTTTAGTAACAGGGCCAATAATTCTATTAAAGATTTCTATCATCCCTATTTATTAGACCTTTGTAATGCAATTCTCGCACGTAATTGTGCTATGTCTTCTGTGCTGTCTATACGGCGGTTTTGAATTTCCATGTTGCGGGCATTTTTCTCTTCTTCGAACTCTAGCCTTTCTGCATCGTACATTTGGTCTGCACGTTGGTCTTGTTCTTTAAGATCCAATTCTCGTTCTTTCAGAGCAATTAATGGGTCATCATCCCCTTTATTAGCCGGTGGTAATGTCTCCTGATGCTGTTCTATAATCTGTGCCTGTATTTGAGCTACTAAAGCTGCCATTTGCGCGGGGTCTTGGATTCCCATCTGTTGTGCTTGTTGTTCTGCCATCATCTGAGCCTGTAGGCCCAAATGGTCATAAATGTGCTTTTCTAATGTCAATAATACCGGAGTTTGTTGCTGGGCTATCCCACTCTCCATATACCCCATGTGTACTTTAATATGGGCTTGATGGTCTTGCTCAGGAAAAGCCTTGAGTTCTCCTTGACCGTTGGCAGCATTGCTGGCTTCTTGGTTTTCGGTGGCTGGGTCGGTTGGTTCAGGAGTCGGCTGCGGTTTTAAAATTTCATCTATGTTCTGTACCCCTAATGCCTGATACACACGGGTATAGGCTTCATACATATTGTGCATGTCTGGGTCGGATGTTGCGAGCTTTAACTGCTCTTGTGCCAATACCACCCGTTGAGACATACTGAAAATATTGGGATCACTCACTGGTAAAATATCAATGCGGCTGTCAAAATCACTTGATTTAATTTGGGCGTCTTCTCCTACGTCATAGGGGTAGGGGGCGGGGTCCTCAGCAAATAATCTGGACAACATTTTAAGTTCTATTTTCATACTGGCATACATACGCTTATGTACTGCCGAAACAATCCTCGATCCTCTCTCCAGCAAAGCAATAGTCGTGCCTACTGGCATTGCCTCATTACTGTCACCAACACTTATATCGGTTGTACCTATAAAGCGTTGGGCCGCATCCACTACAAACCCCATTAACTGAAATAAAGTCGCGCTTGGTTCCTTATAAGGCAACGGTATAAGTCCTGATCGTATATCCCCGCCGGGAACATCAATATCACGCCATTCTCCCGGATGCAGCGGATTACCTTGATCAGCTATCCGCACCCCTTTTGCTTTAAATCCTGAGGGCAAATTAGCTAATGTTCCAGCATCTATCAATTGGCGCAACGTACTGGTAGCGGTACGGCTCAAATTACCCAGTAAATGCACTAATCCAAAACCATAAAAGCCCAAGCCGGGAGTAAACTTGTACTGTACAAAAGACCCAATACTCGCTTTAACTGGGTCATCTTGGCGATAATTACGGCTTATACGCAATACCGCATTCATATCGTCACAGACGGTTACTACATAGGGTAATTTAACCTCGGTGTTCTCACCCGTAATACCTGCAATATCTGGAAATTCCTCCAAATCCAAGGAGCAATGGCACTCGTATAATGTGACCTCCTCATCTGGAGAGGTACGCTCTATACCCTCTAATCTGTCATATTCTTCCTGTATGGCACTATACTCAGTAAAACCCCCCTCGGTTATTTTTACATCCGCATAAAAACCGCTAAGTTGCATTTTACGCAACTCATTTTTGGACATCTTTACAACATGGGTTATG